TGAACTCAGCGTCAACCAGTTTCACAGCAAACTCTTTTCTGACGGCTTGGGAGGTTTCCTCACGGGTCTGCTCAATAAGTTTTTCAGTGTCAGTCAGTTGTGATTTTCTAATTTCGTCTAGCTCTTTTACCGCTTGGCCATTTGACTTGGCTTGCTGTTCATTCTTTCGGCTCAGAGATTTCCATTTGTCAACCTCTGCCTTTAGGGTGTCCGTTTCGGACATTTCTGAGGTTTCATTTTCAGCGGTCTCCACCACTGCCTCTGGTTCCTCAGTTGTTTCTAGGGTTTCGGTCTGATTTGATTCAGCCATGTGTCTCTCCATTTCGGATTGGTTATTGCGCTCATTGCGAGCTAATCAGCTTGAGAGCTGAAATCTAAAGTTCACCTGGTCCAGTAAAATCCTGGTCTCTCCAGCTGAGGGTGGGGCCGTATTCACCATGATTTCTGGTTACAACAATTTCTGTGTAATCTGCGAGCCTTTGGCCGCCATCTGGTGTGTTGATAATTTTGCCCAAGCCAGCATCCCTGGCCCCAAAATCTGGGTCAACCCTGAGTTGCTGTTCAATGCTGTCATAAGTCGAATCTAACTTGACTTGATCTAGAACTTGCCCAGGGTCTTGGTTTGCAAAGACAGGCATTTCCCCACAATCGCAACCTGGGTGGATTGGCATTAGCTCACCTCTGGTGTAGCGCTGGGTTGAGGCTATCGTGCACAGGGCACAATTCTCATTGCCAGTTAGAGTTCTGACATAATAAGTGATACCACTATTTCTGTCTCTAGCCTGTGAGCCAGCGGCCCGCCTAGCCAGTTGCATGTCAGTGGAGGCTATTGAACTGATACGCCTAGCACCCTCTGAAATTGCTTTGGTCATGTCACCGCCGTTTGAAAGAGCGGTATAAAGGGACACAAAGGGTCTGCGGTAAACCTCGCCAGTATCAGCCCCATTTCTTAGTGCTGATGTGGTCAGGGTCTTTGCCGTTATTGGTAACGCCTCAAAGCTCTCACGGCTTACTTTTGCCATTTCGCTATAAAAAGCAACCTGTAATCTGGCGGCCTGTATTTTTGCCCCAGTCATAATTGGGTCAAGCACATTAACAAAATCCGCATAGTCTGAATCACGCCATGAACCAAGGCCGGTGAAAATTGCCGAGGCCCTGTCTCCAGCACCCCTGACCAGTTTTGAACTCAGGCTGTTATAGCCGTCAAGTAACTGCCTTTGGGTTGCCATTATGCGCTAGGTGTCTGTGGAGTACCCAATAACGCCTCGGTCAGAATTGCCTCTCCAGCTCTTTCAACTTCCATTTCAGCAATTTCAGCTGGGCTAAACTGACCAATTAGGGTCATCCTAGAATTGAAAGGAATGTCCTGGAACTTGCTGTTAGCATCTGCCCGCTCTGACAGGCTATAGCGCTCAGGTGTTTGCCAGATTGGTTCTAGGTCTAACAACTCAGATCGCACAGAGTCACCTGTGTATTTGAACATTAGGGACATTACTTTGGACCAGCCAACGGTTGCCCTGGCAATGCGGTCCTCAGTCTTGAACACCAAGCCCTCACGGGAAAGTGCCGCCCCCTCAGCGCTCTGGTTTGCACCCTCTGAGTTGAGGTAGTGCATAGGGGTTCTGGTTACTGCAGCGAAGTCTTGGATGTCTGCCCTGACTGCGGCAAGAATGTCATTGGTGTCTGTCTGTCCTAGCTCGCCAATGGAAGCATCTTCTGGGAGCATCCACATAGCGCCTGGGGCAGATTCAAACAAACCGTTGTAATCAATTTCATTACCATCAGAATCATGGGTTGGGAAATCGCCTTTGAGCCACTTTTGTTTGAACGCCTGAGTTGTGGCAATGATTAGCCTCTGTAGAATCATGTGATTGATCCTGTCAATCAAATCCAGGTAGGGCTCATACTCGCCTTTTTCATCCATGTTTGTAAACTTCACAACTGGGACTTCACCCAATGGATTTAGTGCGCTCATTTCCTCTTGGTACATGTAGCCGTCAACCTGAAAAATGCTGGCCTCTAAGTCTTTTTTGTAGACTTCAATTCTGTCTGGGTAGTAAAAATAAGCATAGTGAGAGTCATACTCTGTAAACACCTTGAGGGCAACGCTGATTTCAGAGGGGTCCTCTGGGTCAGAAATGATTTGCATTTGGCGTGGATCCTCAACTGTGACCAGTGGGTATTCCCTGCCCTTTTTCATTCCTACGATTGCATAAGCCTCACCGAACTTTAGAAAAAAGGTGTGGAGGTCTGCGGAATAGACATCAAGCTTGTTGGCTTTCCAAAGGCGGCGAGCAATTACATCACCGTTTTCATCATCATCAGCTCCAGTGCGGAAACCGCCAACACGCATCCGCTCACGGACAGCGGCAACGGAAAGTTGGGCAATGTTTAGGCGGGCCTTTTTTTGAAATCTACGGTAAGCCCGTGACTGCCCCTCAGCGCCCTCTGGCAATGGGGCATCCCCGTCATAGTAACGCTCTAGCAAGTTCATTCTGCCCTGCTCTTTAGCAAGCTTTTTGAGCATGCCCTGTTCTAAGTCTGTTAGCTGGGTAGCCATAAGTTTCCTAACTCAATCTGCGGGGGATAAATGTGTTCTTTGTGGCTTTCCCTTTTGAGAGAGCCTGGAGCCTAGCTTGGTATGCCAGGACCGCCGCAACTGCGGCATCAATCTTGTTTGGTGATTCAGGGTGTTCCTTGGCAATGGAAATTCCTGAGCGGCTTATGCGGCGGCGAGAATTGAGAACATGTCTAGACAACACTGATCCGTTGTGTGTTAGCTCTTTGTCAATGACAGCATTTTGAAATTGCTCCAAAGCCCTTACTACAAGATAGGACCTATTTCCGGTCATCCACCACTCAATAGGGTGGTTCACCGTTGACTTCACTTTTAGCTTTTTGCCATAAGCGGCCTCCCATTGTGCAATGTAGCTTTCCCATTTTGCGGGGTCAGCGAACATGCCAATGACTTTGTAATCCTCAAAAGCCTGTTTGACCTGATTGTCAACATCAGTGATAGGGACTTCCCAGTCCTCCCCAGCGGGGCCATCAGGTTGTTCCCAGACTTTGATTTCAAAGAGGTGCCCGTCAGATACACGGCACCCAATTAGGGCGGTGGCATCTGTGGTTCCTCTGATTCTTTTCCTGGAGCCGTCAAAGCCCAAGGTGATTTCCTCGCCCTTGCCCACCTCTTTGGATGCGTAGGTTGCGGCCCACTCTGGAGCGCTGACCCATGAGTCTTTGGCGCTGGTTGGCTGGTTAAAGTAGTAGCGGCGTGAATCCTGTGCGTCATTCCGTGGGTCATAAAACTCTGACATGATTCTCTCAACATCCATGACCTGAGCAAAAGGCCCATAAGCCTCTATGATTCCAGCCCTCACTTGGGCTTCATCAGCCAAGTCAATGTCAGCATCAGCCTCACGGTGATCAAACAAAAGTCTTTGGCGCTTGACCTTGCCCTCAGTTATCATTTTGGCTAGGTCATGTGTTTCCTCTGCCACCGATTTTTCACCAGGCAAATACATGGTGGAGGTTTCAAGTGACCACGGCTCTGCCGCTTTACGCTTTGCCAAGTTGCGCCTAACGGTGTCATACATCCGTTTTAGTTCACGGGTTGTGTAGAGGTGCGTTTCATCAAACACAACAAAAGTTTCTTTACCGCCATCCTTGGCGCTATTGGATGCGGTGGATGGGATTATCTCGCCGCCGCCTGGTAAAAAGATTCTGGTTAGTCCAGCGGCATCCCTTGGAAGTCCATTTGATAGCGGCCCCTCTGACAGGTTGAAATAGATGTTGTCATAAGTATTGCCAGCCTGTCCCTCTTCTGTCGCTAGACAGCGGATGATGGGCGCAACAACGGCCTTGCCCACGGGCTCACCGTCAGCGTATTTGTAAACAAATCCATCCTTGGAGTATGTCTCAATACCTGTGGCAAATCCGTCAAACCTTGCTGGGCCCATAGCCTCAAACAATGTGATGAATCCTGCCAGCTCTGATTTGGCTCTACCCTTGGCCCTTGAAATAAATGAGGAATCATAGAGGCGGTGGCCATCATCACCCAAGGCATAAACATCTAGGACAAATCCAGCAAATTCCTCATCAAGCTCTATTGGCTCACCCTGGACATCACCTGGGCCGTGGACACAAAAAGTTTCAATCCACCATATTGCAACCCAACCTAGTGAAAGTTTGCGGTCATGGTTGTCAGCCCTAATGCGCTCACGCATCAAGCAATCTTTGGCGGCGATCCTCAATGCTGGCAACTGCCTCAAGCTGAGGGGCTTCATCCTCAAAGTCCACATAGCGGATTCTGAGGTCCCTGCGGGAATCTACCGTTGTGCCCATGACCTTTTCACGCATGCGTAATTCTGCCATTGCGGAAATGACGCCGTGGTTAGCCATAGCGTGAACCATTGCGGTATCAATCGCAAAAGCCCAGTCTGAGTCTTGCCACAAAATACAGTGCGGCATTTGAATGAGTGCGTTCCACCAATCCCTAGTGCGGTTCTCAATCGGGATTTCTATTGGTTCGCCCTCTTTGATTACCGAGCGGCTCAGTGGGAGCTCTGGCGTGGGTCCGTCATAGGGAACATTTGCAATCTCGGTCCAGTCAACCGTTGGCTTATGCCTAGTTACTGTCGGCCTGTCTGAGGGTTTTCTGCCTGCCATGCCCATTTGGTGTCTCCATTTCGGATTGTGCCCAGCGTTTCGCTAGGTAAGTAGGTGCGCCAAGTCTAACTCTTGGAGCGGTGCTCTGGTTATTGCCTGACCTGTCACTGTGAGGTAACGGCCATTTGGGTAGATTTCTACGCTCAAGCCATTGCGGCTAAAGCGGCGGCCCTTTTCCAGGGTCGCATAACCCCAAACATGTAAGCCAGTCCCACTAGGGCTAACTTCAATGTAAGTGTTTGGCAATGAATCAATTAGTTTTTGCGCCTCTTTATTTGGTTTGCCATCAAAACAATGGTCTAAATCTATGCAAATAATTCCGTCACCGTTCAAAACAAAGCCTAAACCCTGGCCCTCTTTTGATCTAGACGCTGTTTGGAAGTCGGTCCAAGTCAAAGGGTTGGTTGAACTTGCCGAATTTCCTTGGAAAGTAATTGGGACTTTATTTCTGTGCCTGATCCAGCGGGGTAAAGCTCTGAGCTCAGCTGGGATGTGATGGCCACGGTGTGAGCGCACCC